TTACTTCAGGCACTGATCGCGCACATACGCCTGTAAGCCAGTAATTATTTTCGTACTGGTTTCGATTCGCTCTCTGAGGGTGAAATAATCCCGCTCAGCGGCGTCAGTAAGTCTGGGGCCGGTGCCATCATCCATGCCGGGGGCGCTGGTCGCTCCGTTCGCGGGACATCTGGCGGAGATGTGCAGCCGCTTACGCCCAGCAGCAACATCACGCTCAAGCTGATTAATGTTTTCCTGCGCATCTGCCAGCTCCTTCGTGTATTTCGCATCGAGCGCCGCGACGTCACGTTGCCGCACCTGCATGTCATTGATCGTGGCGTTCGCCAGACTGAGCGCCTGCGTTTTTTCGTCACGCTGCTTTTTATACTCAATGGCGTTATCCCGGTAACGGTTAACCAGAAAGGCCAGTGCGCCAGTCAGCACCAGCACCACCAGCGAAAGCCAGTATTTACGCAGGAGTTTTTCGATCATAACAATGCCGCCTGCGCCCGGTTATAACGCTGCTGGCGGTCTTCAATGCCGTTCTGCCCGCCATTAATAATCTGCGTGACGCGGGCAAGATCGCCAGAGTAAAGCAAACAACCGCTGGTGGCGTAGAACCATGCCGCCGAACGCGCCGCGTTACGGTCCTGCCCCAGCAGTTCCGGGCTGGTAACCAGATCGAGTTTTAGCGCGGTACCGCATTTGGTGTAATTTGCCTGACCGGTGATCTGAATCAGGCCACGACCGCGATATTTCCAGCCGTCGCCCGCCGCTTTGTTGCCCAGGCGTTTGCTGTAAACCAGATTGGCAATGGCGCGCTGGCGCTCCAGAGGCAACACCTTTTCATACGAGCGGCGGCCCAGCGCGTTAGCCTGGCCCTGAGTAAGTCGCCCGGCGCGAACGAAATCCGCCAGGCCTGCCACGCTGTAATTCATGCTCTCCACCAGCCGGGTGAAGCCGACAGATTCATGCCCTGTTTGGGCAATGAACATTGCCTGGTCAGTCGGTGCAGTGATACCGAATTCTTTCATGGCAGCATCAATGTGCGGAAACCAGCGCGCAGCTAATCCGGCGCTTATACCAGCCGCCAGCTGAAATTGTGATTGGTTCATTCAGACCTCAGGACATAGAAGAGCCGCGCCACATTACCCCGTGCCCTGAACACGGCGGCGCAGATAATCAGGTTGATTGTCACGGTTGCCCAGTGGGTATGGAGATAGGAATCGAACAGGTACCGAAAAGGCACAGATGCATACGCCAGGATAATCAGGTAAGCGAGCCATGAGGCCCACGGGTTATGTCGCCCGCCTGGCTTACGGAACATCATCAGGCGCAGAACAATGGCGGCACAGGCCACCACATTTGTCAGCACCAGCGGATCGTTAGTTACCATTGGTTCCCCCTCTCCAGCGTGCCAGCAGTTTCAACGGGTCCTGTTCACTGAAAAATGTCAGTGTTTTGATGGCCACAGCAGACAAAATCACCGCGCCGAGCGCGTCTAATGGCTTGTCTGCGTAGCCGGTTATGCTCGCCAGCCACGAGCCCACCAGCCCGGAGCCATAGACGCCAGCAAAATACGACACAACGAAATACGCGGAACGGCGAAAAATCGTCAGGTCGGCAGCGGTGGCCACGTAGAAAACCGCCCCGGCAAACGCGCCGAACACAACACCGTAATCAGTACCGGTAAGCAGGCCAAAAATGCTGGCGCCGGTCAGTGCACTACCATCAGCTAAAGTAGTGCCGGAAACAGGATCGGACATTACGCCCCCTCGTTAGTGGTGAGTCCTCTCAGGATTGAGGGGAAATAAAAAAGGCCCACCGAAGTGAGCCTCAATTGAGAATAATTCTGAGATGTTAATGCAGCATATCGCGCTTAATAACCTCTTCCGGAAGTGGTGTTGCTACAAGGTTCGGTAGGTCTGCCTGGGCAAGCTCAAGCTGAAGAAAGCGCAGCCATGATATACACACTTCTGCTCCATTGGCATACCGGGCATACCTTGTACCTTCATCATCAATTGCGTCAGAAACCAGCACAGAAAAGAGCTTCTCGTGACCGGATGGCTGGGTGTGCTTTATAAGCATCGGGATCGGATAGAAGGTACGTGGAGTACGCATTGGAGTGCCAGATAAAGTGAAGGTATCTGAGCCTAACACTTAATCCATAAATAGATAGCTTTTATCTATAAAAACTCGCCAATTAATAAGAAATACCTAAATATAAAACCTTTATCAAATTTTACTCGATTGTGGTACTCGAAAACGACCGAGCCGATGGTCATAATCGCTTGCGTGGATCAAACCTCTGGATGCACCGCTTAAAAAGCCTCTCTGATATTTCTACGCTATCAGCACATAAAAAAAGACCTGCTCGGACGAACAGGTCATATCAGGTAGAACATTTCTCGATGGTGCCGGGTGCCTCCCGGTGAAACGCTGACTGGATGCATCGCTTCGCATGCTGAATCAATTACAGGTTATCCAGTAATGCCCCTCCGCTCAGGGGGATTCGCCATCAGTTTTTCATTTTTATGACTGTCAAAGAATGCACTTTAATCGTAGTGCCCGCCTCGATGATTTCAACTGTATACGTTCAAATTTAGATATTTTCTAATGCTGATCACAAAGAGGTAACCCATTACGCAACTGCGGGAGGTTTTTGTTCCCCTCGTCTTACATACAAGAGCGAGTGCAACATAAATGAAGCCGGTTACCGTTCCGGCGCAACCAGTCGTAACTGCTGCGGTTTCAGATTGTGGTCCTGTCTATGGTGAGCTTTGCGGCTGACTGGAACATGTAAGCTCCGCATCGCTCCCCGCTCTTTGTCTTATTGGCGGCGGGGATCCAGAAAACAAAAAACCCCGCCGTAGCGAGGTTCTTAATCTTGTAAACGTCATGGGCGTAATATCCCATCGTTGAAGCGAGATTAGCCAAATTCCGCCACTTTTGCAATACCTTCTTAATGCGTAACCCTGCTTAAAACCTTCTGTGCGAGCGACTCCTCAATATGACATTGCTCAACGAGTCGATCGAACAGGAGTTTATAGTTACGCCTCCAGGTGGTTTCCGTCACCCCCAGTGACTTAAACACCTCGGTATCTTTCAGACGAGGGAAGCCGCGCCCTTTGCATCTGGGACACTGTTTATAAACCGGCACTCCCTGCAACTGTGATATCTTTTTATCGAGCACTTCGCCCCGTCCACGGCAACGGCATTCGTTCTTAATCTTCCCTTTCCCGTTGCAGGGCTGGCAAATCACCCGCACCTGCTCGCGTACTGATTTCCATTCTTCCCAGTCGGAAGGTGAGATCCCTTTTGTGGTCCTGACCCACTTCGGCGGTTTACCGTCAGGCCAGGTTACCTTGCTGGTAAAGACCTCTGCATCAATAAAACCCGCCCCGGCGCAGCTCTGGCACGTCACCAGGCTTGCCGCGCTCAGTGAATAATCGCGGAATACGAAACCGGCAAGAATACGCAGGAAATCTTCTCTCGCGGCTACAGTCATTTTCTGAAGCGACTGGTTACGGCTGGCACGCCGTTCTGCCAGCCGGGTTAAGAACGCAATTATGTTATCCGGTGCCAGCACCCCGGCTTTAGCCAGATACAGCTCGATACCGACAGATGCTTTTGAATTCGCCAGGCCCAGCGCTGCCATTACATCGGTTATTGATAATGCGTCACCGCTCGTCCCACATGAAACGGTGCCGGGAACCATTGATTTCGGCGCAAAGTACTTCGGTAATGATTCCAGATTCATCCGGCAACCCTCATTGCTGTTTTAATGTAATTTCTCAATATGCGGTAATCCGTTACAACCGATCCGCGAAAGCGGTAAATTCTCAGGCGTTGCCAGCGGAGGCGGATAACGTCCATTTTGTAGTTTTTTCTGTTCACCACTTTCCCCCTCTCGTTTCGAACCAGTCCAGGACGTACCCGATAGCCAGCAGGGCGCCCCAGCCAATCTGATAATAATTTTCGGTAGTCATGCGGCCTCCTGCTGTTTTAGTACTTTGAGTTTTGCGCGGTACTCATCGCGGATCCGGATGTAGTCGCCGCGCTTCCATTTCGGTAATTCGTGCGGGCCCATCAGGGCATCAAAGCGGGCCTGGCCGATTTTGGCGATTAGCGCCGGACGGTAGGCAGTCAGATTGCCGGAGAGGTGGTTATTACAGACCGAACACTGCTTATGGCAGTTGTCTTCGTCAAAGCGCAGCTCCGGATTCGCGCCGGTCGTGCGGAAATGCCCGGCATGATATTGCCCGTCGTGATGCCGCCCGCAGCTGATACAAGGGAGATGTCGATCGCGGTACCGGATGAATTCGTTAAAAGCCTGCTGGGCCTGTTTGATGAAATAGCTGAGCGGCTTAACTGCCTGTCGCCGTTCCGCCTGGCGTGCCCGCTGCTCTTTCTCCTCTTCGCGCTGGCGCTTCTTCTCAGCACGCATAACATCGGCCCGGCTCTTTGCAGTCTGCTCTTTGCCTACAGCGCAGGCGCATTCGTAGCAGCAGACAACCTGCCCATCACGAACCGGGTGAAACCACTCCCTGCAATGGATGCACTTGCGACGAGGTTTTTTAGCCATATTCACCCCGCGAAGTTCATCAGCTGCGCGGCGGCGTTTTCGGCCTCACGCTGATCGCGAAACACGCGGGATAATATCCAGCGCCAGAGCACATCCAGAGCGGCACGGTAGAGTTGCTGGAACTCGGTTTCGTCCATGCTCGCGAAAGAAATGCTGCGGGGATGTTTGCGAAGGGTACCGTCGGGCAGCTGGATAGTGTCGAAATGCCCGGCCTCGATAGTTACCCAGGCACGATACGCATCGAAGGATTTGCACAGGCTGATGCCGTTGGTAATACGGCGGCTGGCCACCTGATCCAGATATTGCTCAGCCGCATCCAACAGCGCACTTTCGTTCCCACCGAAAGCAGCCAGGTATCTGGCGTAACCGTTAACCAGTTTGCGCTCGTTGGAGGATATAGCGCCGCCAGCAGGCTCCCAGTAATCGAAGCCCAGATTAAGTAGCGCGAAAAACTTACGGTGAAAGGCGGGGTTTCGTACCTGTTTAAAGTCAGCGGCCAGTATGGCCCCGAGCTTACATTTTGAATGTAGAAAATCGCTGGTCTCGGGCGTTGCCGGGATCAGAATTCCTGATGATTGCTTGATTAATTGCAAGTGCGCCATGGTGTTCACTCCGTGGCGCAGCAGGTTTACCGGCTGTTCAGACCGATGAGATCATATTATCAGATGGTCTTTGGATGCGGTAGCCGAGAGTAGTGAGAAACTGCACAACCGCGGTTGGCGTGAAAATAATTTCCTCATCAAGTAAAGGTCGCATAGAAATAAGCCCTCCACTTTTATAAACAAGAAAACGATCACCTCCTGGGAAACTACATAGCACCGCGCCATCCGCCCTTCTGACAACGTCATACCAGTCAGGCTCAGATGATTTTGAAACACATTCTCTCACAGCATCCCCCTGTTCAGCTTCAGGAAAAAGTTCAACGTTCAATCAGTTGAACCACTCGTCAGCGCTTTCCCAGGTTTCCTGCAGAATATTTGCGATCTCGTCTTTATCGCCACCGATAACATTTAGCCCGTCATTTTGTGCCCGACGAATGGTCAGCTTGCACCCTTCGTAGCGCTTGTTTAATCGTTTTAAAAGTTCGTTTTCCAGCGCCGGGATCGCGCCATCAGGCAGTTTTTTTGTACGTTCGATAGTGACTTCAACCTTCATGATCATCCCTCTCATAAAAATACTGTATAAATAAACAGTACACCCATACGGGAGAATGATCAACTCGATAAGCGCACAAATTGCGACTCATGCTGGAAAAGTTAATCAGCTGTAACTCGTTGAATAAAAAGCCCGCAAATCACACTAATTCTAAGAAAACTTATAATTCTTTAGCATCAGCAGCCCTTTGTGGGTTTGCTTCTATAATTCATTAATTGCATATCAAAAATGGTATGCAACCTCTGTCCCTGTTCATATAAATTTTGATGTGAGGTAATTATGCCCCAACGTCGTGGTGGATCTGGAAACTTTGCGGAAAATCGGGAACGAGCATCGGAAGCGGGTCGTAAAGGAGGCCAGGTAAGCGGTGGTAATTTCAAAAATGACCCTCAACGTGCATCTGAAGCAGGTAAAAAAGGGGGAAGAAACAGCCATCGCAGCGATAGCAAGCCGGAGTAATTTCAGGTTTGTTTGCGCCCTCCCTGTATTTTTGGGGAGGGTTTCAGACTTTAATTTAACCTACATGAAACACTTGATTACATAAGTTATATAATCAGAAGCGTTAAAAATATACAGTATTGTTATCTATATACTTTAAAGCCGATATAACATTCTCTATGTGATTTTTTTTGCCAGTTGGAAAGTTTTTAAAAATCAGGCCATTTGAAAAGTAGATGTCGCATTGCTGCGTTAGGGTATCAATATTTATTTCCCTGAAAGCTTTGAAGGCAAGTCGCCGACACAATTCCCTGTCCTCCTTCAGAGTCAAATCGAGGTTCTTAATATCACAGCCTTTATCCAGCCTGGCTTTATTACGAAGAACCTTAATTGCAGTCTCGTTTTTCCTCAACTGGCAGTCTAAGTCGCGGATCTTATCGGCCAAGATTTTAACATCTGGTGCAATTGCCAGAGCCTGTACCAGTTGATTTATCTGTAACTGTAAGTCAATGCAGCTCTTTTCAAGAGTACTCAGATAACTCATCTGATTCGTTTCTATCTGCAGTCGGTCAAGATTAACGAGTATTTCATCAATTATAATGGCGTCGACCAACTCCCTTCTCACAGCCGGAGTGGTACATCGGTGTAGCCTTCGCATGGGACAAACATAATAACCTTTTATCGTTTCGCCGACGGAGGTGATGACCATGGTGTTCCCGCAATGTCTGCACTTCATCACCGTTCTCAGCAAATTAATAAGGTAAGGGTTATCACTGTGAGAAGTGAAGCCGAATGGCGACAATCGCACCTCCTGTACTGAATAGAACTCCTCATCAGAAAGCACTTTTGGATAGTAGCCCGGTATCTCTTTAACGCCCTTAGCGCGACCTCTGTGCGTGGGCATGCAGATACCAATCAGCGCTTTATTGCCAAGTAGTTTTTCTATCACTGAAGGACACCACTCACCACGTCTACCAGATAAGTTTTCAACAGATTTATCGTTGAGATATTTCGCGATAGCCGTAAGGGATTTATTTGCTTTGCGCAGCGCGAAAATCTTCTTAATAACCTTAACCCTGGATTCAATGACTTCGAACCGGGAATAATCGGCACTGACTTTTAACCATCTGGGACAGGCCCTGGTCATTATCTTCCCGGTTAGTTCAGCATCCTCCCGCTTCTTTTGCCAGGAAAGCTTAACCCTGCTGGACTTGATTTCGCTTTCCTCATTTGCCCGTTGCGAAATGAGTATTGCTTTAATCAGAGCATAGGGATCATCAAGTGACTCTTCAGAATAATGGGTGCTGTCGCTAAGCGTTATGACCTCGACGCCGGACTTTAAAATGTATTTGAGCCGTTCCGTGGCTTCACCAATCTTTTCCCTGGAGAGCCTGTCCAGACTTTCGACCAGAAGAACTGTGCCAGGCATGATAAGCCCATTATCAATAGCATCGATAAACTCGCCAAACGCACCGGATTGTGCATGTTTACCTTTGAATGCGCTTAACCCCAGGTCTTCGTATGTGGTGGTGTCCAGCGTAAATTCCTGATTCTGGCTGAGCCAGTCGTCAATTAACTTCCTCTGCCGTCTTAAAGAATCACCTTTTTCCTGAACCGCTGACGAGAAACGCATGTAAGCAATTGCCTTTTTCATACATACCTCACGTATTGTTGTGAACGCTGTATTTAGACCAGTCAATTGAATTCATGTTGAGGTGATTTTTAAGACGGACTTATCATTTAGGCCGAAAGTATATTTTAAACTGACACACCTTACGCCGCGCTTTTATTAACTTCACACAACTCCGGCAAATTAGCCCGCATCAATGCCTCGGCAAACGGCGGCGGTACCGCGTTGCCGCACCTGGCGACTTGTTTGTCTTTAGCGTATTTCACGCTGCGATAGTCGCGGTCGATTATGTACCACTCGGGGAAGCCCTGGGCGCGGTACAGCTCGTGCGGTTGCAGCATGCGCATGCCAATATCAACGCTGCGGCCGATCGCCATTTCAATACCGGTTGAAGCGCCACCGCCCCCAGCAAAATTATCAACAATGATTTCTCTCACGCGTATTTCTCCATAGCAGCGGCCAGCGAACGGGCAGCAGTGACTATCGCCGGTACCGGCATTTTTTCCAGCCACATGCGGTTGATGTGGTGTTTCAAGCGGCGCTGGTGATGCGCCGGGAGATCCCCGGAACTTTCAACCTGTGAATAGACCATGCCTACTTCAGCGGGCCAGACGGTTTCCGGCACATCCACCAGCAGCAGGCTTTCCAGTTCGACTATGCGGTTTGTTGCGTACTGCATTAAGTGGTCTGGCTCGCCGCTTATGGCACCAGCACCGCTCTTAACGAAAATTAGCCAGTGCGTTTTGTCGTTTTTCCCGGTCTTCTGCCATACGGCGGGTTTCTCGTCAGTGAGCGACACAATCTGGCTCAACGGGATTTGCGTTTCGTTCCATTTGAAAATCAACACCCCGTTGGGTTTCAGAACGCGGAAAGCCTCCCTGAAACCGGCGCGCAAATCCTCGCGCCAGGTATCACTGTTAAGCTTCCCGTACTTTTTGCCCTGCCAGCCGTTCGGGCCAGCACGTTCAAGATGCGGCGGATCGAATACCACAACCGGAAACGTAGCGTGGGCGAACGGCAGCGCGCGGAAATCAGCAATAACATCCGGGCTAATCACCAGGCGGCGCTCATCGCACAGCACGTGTTCTTCGGCGCGAATATCGCAGAAGACGGCACGCGGGTCGGCTTTGTCGAGCCAGAACATGCGTGAACCGCAGCACATGTCGAGGATGACATGCTCAGTCATTCCAGGCCTCCAGCTCGTTCTGGATTTCTTCGTCGATTTCATCCGTCGTGGCTTCTTCGTTCAGGTAATCGCGAGCCTCTTTCAGGTACTGCTCGCGTCGCTCGTCATACCAGGCGGAGAACTCCGGTGACCAACCGAATGTGTCGCCCTGATAGTCAACTTTGGCGTTGTCTTCTGCTATTCGTTCAACCATGCAATACGCGGTGATTAATCCGCATTCCCGGATATAGCCGCGCAGATCGCGTTTGCGCCACCACGGGTTTACTTTCGAGTCGCACACATCGCGCATCTGAACTTTCCAGCGACGAATACAACGGGCGTTAAGTGATTTGCTCATGCCCGTCCCTCCCGTAGTTGTGAGGCAAAACCGAAAAGCAGATGCTTAACGACGCCGGTTGATGCGACTGTATCGAGGCAGACAAGAAGCAGACTGCTGTCGCAATGAAGGCCTGTATCAAAGAGTACAACGCCACCCTGCCCGCTCCGGTAAAAACCAGTGGCGGTCGTGACGCGCTGCTCGAACAACTGGCGATCGTTAATCCTGACCTGGTGGCACAGGAAGCGCAGAAGCCGCAGCCGCTTAAAGTGTCCGGCACCAAAGCTGACCTGATTCAGGCGGTGAAGTCCGTTAAACCGGATGCGGTGTTTGCAGACGAACTGCTGGATGCCTGGCGCGAAAACCCGGAGGAAAAAATTCTGGTAACGCGCCAGCAGCTGGCGACAGCGCAGGCCATTCAGTCGGCGTTACTGGCCCACCCAACCGCCGGTAAGTTCCTGACGCACCTAGGACGTGCTGTTGAAGTCAGCTATTTTGGGATCGACGAAGAAACCGGGCTGGAAATCCGCGTGCGCCCGGACCTTGAAATCGATATGAACGGCATCCGTATCGGAGCTGACCTCAAGACGATAAGCATGTGGAACATCAAGCAGTCAGGCCTGCGTGCCCGGCTCCACCGCGAAATCATTGACCGCGATTATCACCTGAGTGCGGCCATGTATACCGAAACAGCAGCACTGGATCAGTTCTTATGGATTTTCGTTAACAAAGACGAAGGTTACCACTGGATAGCCATTGTCGAAGCCAGCCAGGAACTGCTTGAGCTGGGTGCGCTTGAGTACCGCACTACCATGCGGGCAATCGCAAACGCATTCGATACCGGCGAATGGCCAGCACCGATTATTGACGATTACACCGACGAACTGAGCGATTACGACATGCGCCGTCTTGAAGCGCTGCGCAGTCTGGCAAATGTATAAGGGGGGATCATGGAAAACACAAACGTAGTAGCAGCCGACCAGAACGCAGTCGTTAATTCGAATATCGCGCTTTTTGATTCTCAGTATCTGAATGCCATCAGTTCTTTCGCCCAGATGATGGCGCAGGGCTCTGCAACGGTACCGCGTCACCTGCAGGGTAATCCGGCTGACTGCATGGCTGTCGCTATGCAGGCAGCGCAGTGGCAGATGAATCCATTTGCGGTCGCTCAGAAAACCCACCTGATTAACGGTGCGCTGAGCTATGAAGCTCAGTTAGTGAATGCCGTCATCTCACGCAGTGGCGTGCTGGCCACCCGCTTTGAATATGAGTGGTATGGCCCGTGGGAAAATGTAATCGGTAAATTCAGTATCAAAAAAGGTGAGAAAGGTGAATACCGCGTACCCGGCTGGACAATGGCTGACGAAACCGGAAGCTGCTGAGCTGTTCGCGAAGGCTGAGCAGACCCTGACGGCGGCGAAACGCCACCTGGGCGATGAGCTGTATGAGAAATTCAGCATCACGCTGCTGGATATGAAACCTGAGTATGTCGGCTAAGGGAGGCGGGAGGGTTCTCCCTCCCGGTTAACGATGAGACTAATCAATCGAAGTAAAACATCGCCGATTGGCTGCCAGGCCTGTAACGCAGCACTCGCAAAGCATGTTGATCGTTTTGGTGATTACGGCCCTAAAAATCTGAAAACGACATACACCGTTCAGGTTCAGGGTTCAAAGGTTACGGTAGAGGTTGTTAACCGGAAGATGAGCTATGTGGCTACAGCAATGACGGGAATGCGCCGTCTACGTTCAGTAGCAAATAAAACGATGGCGTTAAGGGGGAGAGAGTGATCGGGATCCTTAAAGATGTGCCACCGGCAAAGTGGCCGCAAAAGCTTCACGACCCGAAACGCACCCATGTATGGGCCAACTCATATTTTCTGGTGCAGGAATTCAGGGAAGAGGAAAACGTGATCCGCCTGACCGTTAACATAACCGGCATGGGGATGAACGGGCGCTGGAAGGATGGCATCACCTGGGATGCGTTGCAGGAAATCAAAAACGCCGTTGGCTATGCGGATCGGGATGCGGTCGAGATTTACCCGGCAGAACGTGACGTGGTGAACGTTGCCAATATGCGCCACCTGTGGATTTTACCTGAACCGTTGCCGTTCGCATGGCGCCGTGACAGCTGATAACGAAATATCAACGGCCCCGAACGGGGCCACTGGAGAGAAGTGATGACAGATTCAAGTCTGATACCTGAAAAAGAAGTGATGAGTATCCTGGGTATCTCATCACGTCAAACAATCTGGAACTATACGCAACGGCATAATTTCCCGAAGCCAGTAAAGACGCACCCGAAGGCCTACCTTCGAGAGGCATTCAATCACTGGCTTCAAAATGGTGGCGTCAACCAGAAATCTTCCTGATATGCCAGAATAACTTATCAGCGTGAAGCTCATAGGCTTTACGCTGAGCTTCAATCCAGTCATGTTTGTTATACACTGCCATCACGCCGCCCAGCTCATGTCCGAGCATTCTTTCTGTAACATGAGGTTCAACGTCCATTTCAGAAAGCCTCGTAACCAACGTCCTTCGGAAGTCATGGGTGCGCCAGTAGCCCAGATCCATTTCCCCCCTTATACGGTTAACAAACCGGTTAGCAGCAGCAATGGTGATAGGTTCATGGATTTCCGCCCCAGGGAAAAGAATATCTTTATAGGTCGTCATCGCCCTTTCAAGTAAAGGTTGAATCTGTTCAAAAATGGGTCGGCGGATAATATTCCCCATTTTGCTGTGCTCTTTTGGGACGGTCCAGACCTTCTCTGTTAAATCAAACTCCAGCCGTGTGGCGAGGCGAAGCTCCGACAATCTGGCCCCCCATAGCATCAGCATCTGGTGTAACAGTTTGTTTGAAGTTGATGCCCTGCTTCTTTCAATTGCCAGCCAAATTTGAGCAAGCTCATGGTAAGAAAGAACGCGATCTCCGACGTCAGCTCGCGCACCAAAGTCCCTTGGCTGAATACCCATAATCGCGCAACTGTCGATAACCTGACGTCGCATGCACCAGCTGATTGCTGAGCGCAACTGGCTGAGTACCTGACGCGTTCTCCGCGGATTATCTCTTTCCTCTTCGGTGAGCAGATCCACCCACTGTTTGACGGTGATTGAGGCAGCTGGTCGCCGGGGAAACGCATTGTACATACGCTTCATTACAGTGGACTGATAAAGTGCCTGCGTCTTTGGCCTGAGGCTAACGCGGACATAGTTATCAAACCAGTAATCCAGGCATTCCGCTACCGTCATCAGATTTTCTGATTTTTCTTCAAAATAAGTTCGGGGGTCGACCCCTTTGAAATACAGATTTCGTAATTCGGCAGTGATCAACCTGGCATCTTTGAGTGCTATTGCGGGGTATCGTCCTAATCCAAGTCGCTGCGCCTTACCTTGCCACCGATACCGGTACTGGAACTGAATCACGCCCTTCGGCGAAATGCGTACACTGAGACCGTCAGCGTCTGCCACTTCTTGTGGGCCGGAATATGGTTTACCATGAATGGTACGCAGTTTAGTGTCGCTGATAGCCAT